GATCTCATTAAACTTGAGGAGATCAGATCGAATAACTTTTTCGATCTTTTGATCACCCCAAGTTGGTCCTGGAAGTAACGTTTTTGAATCAATGGCCGGAAGGCCATTGGGCCAAGATTTGGTGCAATAAGAAAACCAACCTAGTCCAAGCAGGATATCAGGAGATAAATTTCGTCTTTTATCTGCTAATGCCCTTACAGGATAACTTAACCCGTTATCCCGTGCAATCTGGAGAAAAGGACTCGCAAGAGTCTTTCCAGAAGAGCCTGGATCTTTCAAAGCAAAAGCATGGGTACTATTTCTCACGGTGTTTAATCGTGAAAAGTACTTGATCCTTTGCTTCAATTTGAATTGGAAGAACAACCAGAAATCTACCCTAGATTGACAATCTAGGGCCGAATTCTGAGAAGACGGTGACAACGCTGCTAATGTAACGGTGTTTCGCCAACGCCTTGGCTGTAAAGCCAAGAGGTTAGACAAGTGCAAAGGTATTCTTCTTTCTTTGCACACAGATATAATAGCAAGTACATTCGATATAAGAGTATTATTGTTGAATCTCAGTAGAGCTAGTGGGAAAGGGGATAAATCCTCTCCCTCACGAAATAAACGCTTTGCGAATTCCGCGACTCCAATTGAGATGTATGTCTTATCCTTGGAAAAATCCATACCTAGGGCATGAATTATCTTTAGATATGACTCTGCCACATCAAAACCGTGTAGAGTTAGGTCATCACCCAACACACAGTATCTTAGTTTTTCTAGACAAGAATGCCCAGAGACAGCAAAGGACCAACGAACAAGAAAGTGGTGCGAGACAGCCATTACTGGCCAACTCGACAACAATCCCATAGGTTGTCCTACTCTATACCTTACGTATTTCGGAGATCCTCCACTCGAGAGCAGAAAATCTCTTCTCGTTGTGACCGACCACCACATCAAAGCCTGTGAAGGCGTTAATATGCGCAAAAAACATAGTACAAACATTTGGAATAATGCTGGCATTCTGTCAGTCGCGGCCGTTAAATCTATGGACGCAAGAGGACGTTTTTCCTCTGACATCTTTCTAATTAACGTACATGTTCGATCTTGATCAAAGGTACCATCTTGTTCAAGTTTGCGAAGAACAAAATTGCATCTTTGATGTACCGTTTTAAGTAATGTTTGAGATAGGATGTCTCCTATCGCAATCACCCTCGTCTTGCCGCCCTTATCACTAAGGAAAACAAGCCTTGAATGAATTGCATCACTTTTACCTTTGCTATAAGAATCAACAAAGGCATCCTTAAGAGCTCGAATCGTTTCTTCCCTTTTAACATAGGGAAGGGTCAGATAAAACATTATCAATGTTAAACCTAACCAACTCTTACTCAGTATTCTTAGATCACTCAGATACTGTTGGTAAGCTAAAGGGCCGTTAGGACCAGCAGCTCCAGTAATGTGCCATTTCCACTCGGCACTCCACTCTTTACTAGGTAAAGAATGACGGAATGATAATCTGACAGCATGAAGAGATCTTAAATGATTTAAAGTTAAGATATCACGCAGTCTACCTTTAAATCTACTAGTTATAGTAGATACATCGTAAATGGGCTTCAGGCGGAAAAACCTGAACATGCACACGACGCTTATCCA